AATGCCGGGGTATCGGCAAGGTCTTTGACATTTTGGGTATAGGTTGTTATTTTTCGTGATAGTATTGCCATTTTGCACCTACTTTCTATATTTCCCGGATTCGGTGTATTCGATTAAAGCCTTGTAAAGTCCAAACGGTTCATCTACTTGTGAGTTTTCGAATCGGAATTGGACTTTATCTTCGCCACGTATTTTTATCTTCTGCCCCAATGTGTGCGGAGTAGAATCGGTTGAGAATGTAAATGAATCGAAATACACTTCGGCAAACGAGAAATACATGGCCTCTAAATTGTATGGTACTTTTTCGCTCCAAAGGCCCTTGACCCTTGCGGAGATTTTAATTCCCGTCTTGGGAGCAGAAGCGATCCGTACACCAACATAGGTAAATGTCTTTTTGTTGGCGAAACTTTGTCCGTCAAGTTCGGGAGTGTCCCAGTATGCGGAAATTGCTTCTCCGTCATCATCCATCTGGTCAGAAACAAACTCACATATCTTTCCATCCGCTGTGCCGAACCAAAGTCCATTATCTTCCCATAATAACCTTGCGTTTAGACCCGGCCACATATAGCACTCGTACTGCCTTGTAGAATATGGCCGGTTTCGTTCATAGGAATATTGGGTTCCGTCTAATATATAAATGTCTATTCCTGTGGTAAGAAAATAAAACCCGTCATAGACACATGAATACGAATCACCAAGGGTTAGGTTCTTTAATGCTTCGGTGATATAGTATGACCGTTCTTGGCTTAACCTCTCACCCAACACATCCGATGGTGTGATTGCGGAAATATTATTCTCCACACTTACAAACAAAGGCTCGTTTTCCAATACGGAAAAGGAATGTTTTGCCAACGCCCCTGTGGTCTGATAGGAGCCTTTCAAAACAAACGCCACACCGTCATCCGTTAAAACGCCTTCCCGCAATACTGCGTTGGAGTTGTTTTCCTCCCCGGCTTTGTGGGTAACTAAAAGTTCGTTCACGATAGAATAATTGACGATTGCCTTATTCCCCAAGACCGCATAATTGATATCCGGGAAATAGGTTGGGTCGGCCATTTCGGAATAATAGTCATAGTTCGGATAATCAGGATTGCCTGTGACAAACAGTCTATCCCTTGAACCGTTGACTCCATACAAAATACAAGTATCGCATTTATGGATTCGGTCTGGATACCCCGATATGGTTTTGGAGTATGTGATATACACGTTATCCTCACCCGTTATAGGCGAAACTCCCGGTGCGACACTAAACGTGACTGTACCCGCTGTTCGGTCTACTGTAAAGTCGGTGGTTTCAGCTAAATCAACAAACGTACCAGAACCATCCATCTTCTTGGCAGTTACTTCGGTAGCATCAATGCCCGTATGGGGCAGTTGGTAAATCAATGTCCCGGAAGTACCTAAAAACCCTACTTGCATATAGGATGATATTAGATTGACTGCTTCGTACACCGTTCCACCGCCAGATGGGCCTCTACCGATTAAAATTAAGGGTACTTTGCCGGTAATGTCTGATAGTGTTCCGTCATAAACCACCATCTTTGTACCATCTAAAATAAATAGATCCCCGTTCATTAAAACGGAAACCGAGAAGCCATCTTTCATGGTGCTTGATAACAGCGTGGGGGTTTCCCCGTCTTTATACAGTTTTGCCCCGGTATGGACAAGTTTATCATCGCCATAAAAATGCACACCATTGATTTTATCTGCATAAGTTCTTCTCGTGGTGTATCCGTCACGCTTACGCACTTTCCCGATGGTGTCCCGTATCATATTGGGGCAATTTGGACTTCGGGATATATTTACATTGTTGGGGGCAGAAGTTAAGTCTATCCCTAAAAAGGTTTCTATCTCGTAGTTATAGACTTTCTTTCTTGCCGGTATGTTGAATTGTGCCATCACATATCTCCAAATTCAATGGTTCCAATATTTGCGTTGGGTAGCAGTAGTTCCCTTGCGACTTCAAATTCGTTTCGCCATTGGGTAGAAAGACCAATGTCATCGTCTTTGTAAAGCTGACTTGCCATGTAAAGTGGTAAAAGCACGATCACCTCCGGGTCAACAACAAGTTCTTCCGTACCAAGAGTGTCTTTGGTTAGTTCTTGGGGGTATGCGTTGTAAAATACTTCCCACGACCCAGAGAGGTTCCCAAATAACACAAATATGCTCTTTCCTTCGGTAGAATAATAAGTTGTCGGCTTATAATTTTCATCGTCTGTAAAGTAAACCCTGTTGCCACCAAAAGAGTAAAAGTCGGTTGCGAGTTCCGATAAGTCATATTTATTTACTCCCTCGTCTGTTCCATCTTGGGTGATAGTAATACTCTTGACTATGTATTTTCCTGCGGTAGAAAGCAATTTTAAGCCTTCATTGGCCACGTATGGCATGGATTTAATGTATGGTTCAGTGGTGGAGTCCTCCACAAGAGTATCGCCCGTTATTAAGAACATTTTCTGTAAACAAGCAACCCTGATATCATCCCAAGTCATTGGTTTTCTCCTTTATATCGTAATTTACTTGACCTTTATGGCCACAGATTATTTTCTTGTCTAAATAAAGCGTAAACCCTGCGTTTTGTGCTTTGCGGCAGAAATATACATCTTCTCCCATTTCTAATGTGTAAACGAACCAAGGGTACGGGATTTTATCCAATACGGAAACTTTCATCAACACGCACCCAAACCCGAACGCATCTACTTCCGTTATCTCCCCATCGGTGTAAAGTTCCTCGGCTAACACATCTACATAGTCATCGCCTGTAAGCCTTTTTGCCACGATTCTTTTATCGTTTAATAGTTTGTATCGGTACACCCCGGAAACAATGTCTGTATCGTGCGATAAGAGCCTTGTGAGGGTGTCTTTGGGCAAGAGCATATCTGAATCAACCCATAATATATAATCAAACTTGTTCTCTTGTGCGTATTTTGCGATGACATTTCTTGCTACATCTACCGAATAGGAATTGGGAATAAATAACTCAATGTTTCCCGTTTTCTCCATCTCGAACAAGGAAACGAAACACTCTGTTTCGATGTACCTTGCAGATGGTATCGCAAGTAAGATTTTCATGTTACCTCCTAACGAAAAGAAAGGGGAGAATGAATCTCCCCATCTTTTTACGGTAATACTACCGCTCGTACTTCAATTTGTGTGCCGGTTACAGTGTCTTTGGACACGATATTTACCTTGCCCTTATCATCACCGCTCACATTAACAAATCTGCCCGACTCTACCACTACACAGGCTTCCGAAGATGCCGCCAGCGTAACTTCAAGGTCGGAAACACCTTGCAAACCATTCCCGGCTTTGATTACCGCTGTATGCGTGGCATTTGTGATGTTGTTTTTCAGAAGAAGAAGTATCTTCTGGTCATCTTTATCAAAGGTAACTAATGCCCCATCCGTTTTAGCAACGGTGGCCGCTGATGGAACAGCAGTTGCGGCATTTCTGGTTACCACAGTTTTGGTAATTGCAGTTGCACTCATATCTTACTCCTTTATTTTACTGGTGAAATAACCCCGCCATGACTATTTATGGGCCTTGATTACATAAAGTTCTTTCGGTCTTACAACCTTAACCCCATAAACATTAAGTCCTTTGATGGCATCCTTGAACAATCCTTGCGGTCGATAAGGCTCTACCTTGTCCACTTGGTTTACGTATGCGATCGCTTTCTTGGTACGTATCATTGCATACCAATCGGTATTGTCATAGTAGAGGTTGTTGCTAACTCTAACTCTTACGTTGTCATAGAACCCCATAATGCCTTTCTTCATCATTTCACTGTTTGCGGTGTCAAGTTCAATGTACTTGTCTTTCAAATACTGATATACGAAAGGTGGAAGTTCCATGACTACTTCGTCACTAATCTGAACATCGTTTTCACGAAGTTTCAAAATGGCGGCATCTACTGCGGCTTTGGCATTAGCGGCAGAATTAATCTGCAAACTGTTTGAAAATGCCCCTGCCCCCAATGCTCCACATTCGGCTACATCGGAATCGATTTCAAGCGACATTGCAATGGTTGCTTCTTCCATTAGGGATTCCATCAGTCCAGGTACGCTCTGTGCCTTGTCAACATCGTCTACTCCGAAGTTAAAATACTTCGCTTTGTCGATATCGAGGAACACCGAGGAATCCGCTACATCTTCCGGATCACCAATGGTTGTCCCGGCATAGTTGCCAATAGATGGTCTGCCTACTCCGAGGATTTTTACCTTGTTTCCGTATTTCGCCTCGCCGGTAAACTCTTTATTGCACCAATCGGATAGAATCGCTCTCTTTTCCAATTCGTGCTGAATATGCTTTGACCAAAAGGTCTGTTTGAAATTTGTATAGGCCATATCGTTTTCTCCTTATTTCCATTTGGACATTGACCGTCTGACTGCTTCCATGATTTTGGGATTGTCATAGTCTTTGTCGGTTAATTTGTCCACTTCGGCAGGAGTGTAGAAATCTTTCTCTTTTTGCGAAGATTGGTTAACTCCGCCTATCTCGGGCGGTGCCTTCTTTGTGGTGGCATCTTTCTTCGCTTTTATAATCTCGTAGGCTAATACCGGGTCCCGGCCTTCACCTAATGCTTTAAGTGTTGAGAAAAATTCCTCGCCTAATTCTTTTAGGTCTTTCACTTCCGGGTGGACTTTCTGAATTGCGGATAAATCGTCTGCCATCAGTTTTTGAATGGCTAAACTCTTATACATCTCTATCTCGCTTTGCAGTTCCTCTTTTTCCCGTAAGGCGGATTCTTCTTTTTCACGAATCGCTTTCGCTTCTTCTTGGCTTACTCCGTTGTTTTGGGCATATAAAGCATCGGCAATCTCTTGGGGTGAACCTTCATATCCATATCCTTTTAGGGAATCGAGTAGACGGTCAAACTCGGCTTTCATTTTCTTGTTTTCTGATTCGTATTTCCGTCTAATTTCTGCAAACTTCGAGTTTTCCTCTGCACTCTGTTGAGGTTTAGCGACTTCCTCTGTTGGTTCTTCGGACTGTTCGGTTACTTCTTCCGCTTCTTCTGGTGCTTCGGATTCCGAGGTAGCGACTTCCTCAATTACGCTTTCATTGATTTCCATGTGTTCTCCTTGTGGTTTTTACGCTATCCAGCGAATTTATTTGTAAAAGCCTAATGCTTTTGCAAAACGAAATAAAAGCCATTATCATTTTCATCGGTGTAAACCACCTTGAAATCGGCTTTGTAAAGATACCTAAAATCACTCATGGTAGTTTGCCCTACTTGTTTATAACTGTCTTGGTCTAAAAATGTTAACGACTCTTTGGTGATACTTCTTCGGTGGGACGGATCGCCCCATGTCCACACACCATTCGGAACACTGGCCATAAAAAAACCACCTGGTTTTAATATCCGATGGTATTCGGTGAACTCTTTGAAGAAAAACTCATAATCACCTTGATAGGCTAAATGTTCCAATACTTGGTATGCGTGTATCTCGTCAAACTCGTTATCCTTAAATGGTAATGGGTGAACTATTAAATCCCATACAATGTCGGGATTGTGGTCTTTGTTAATGTCTAATCTGACCGGGTTCTCAAACTCACTATTGCCAAAGCTTAAATCCTTCACCATTCGAGAACCACACCCTATGATTAACTCTTTCATGCCTTCTCCTTTATTTGGGGTTCGACTTGTTCGCCGCTCCCGGTGAATGCTTTCCGATAATCGGGGCATTTGGGATTCATACATACATACACATATACGGTTTTATCGTTTTCAACCTTGGTATGGTCCAGTAAAAGCTCCATCGGACATTTCGGGCATTTCAATATACTCACCCCCTATCGGTTGTT